TAAGGTGCAAGGGTATCGCTACCGGCGGCCATGTCACCAATCATTCAAGGCAAGCTTGGATTTCACAAAGTAAGAATCAGACAAGGCAAAGCAATCAAAGACTTAAGGCCACCTCCGGGTGGCTTTTTTTTGATCTGGCCGCTTGCTGCTTCAACCTACTAACTGTCAAAAAAATTCACCATTTTTCCCAAAAATTAAGGAAATATTGGATTCTTATTAAATTTTGTTAATAACATAAAACATAGAAGCAACAATTGCGGGATTTTGATAGATTCTAGGTGCCTTAGTATGATAAGATGCTTTGTGAAGTAGGATTCTTATGTAACAACAATTTGGAGGGTTTGTGTGACAGAAATCTTGGAGAACGTAGAGAATACAATTTGTGAATTTTTAGCGGCTGGCGAATCTGCCTCCGAGGTGGCAAAGCTTTGTGGCGTATCAATAGAAAAAATACAAGAACTCTTAAAGAATCAAGAATTTAGGGAATTGGTAAAAGCTCGTGGCTTGGAACTGCGTGGAACTCGTATTGAAGCCAAGTATGCAAAAACTGAAGAAGCTTTACTTAATAAAATTGAAACAGAGGCTAAATCTGAATTTGCTGAACTTCCTGCTCTTTGCCGTGCTTTGGAAGTCATTGCAAAAAATCGTATCATGTATCGCAATCCAGCCGGCCTTGGACAACCCTCAATCATTAATAATAATGTTGTTACTCTTATGCTTCCTCAAGGTGTAGGAAGTGAAAAAGTCTTAATGAATGGTAATGCTGAAATTGTTGCAATAGGTGATCGTAATATGGCTTCAATGCCTATTGATGGAGTCAAAGACTTATTTGGAAAACTAGAGGATAAGAGGAAAGAAGTTAAGGAAATTAAAAATGCAAAAGAACCAAGAAAATTTGATGTTGCAACTTACCCAGCCACAGCAACAGCAAGCTAATAAGCTTGTGTATGCTTTGTCTCGTATTTTTATTTCTTTTCCACGTCAACATGGAAAAACTGCTTTGTTTAATTCGCTAAATGGATCAACCAACACCACTAATAAGTAGTCCTCATTCTCGTCTTACACAAACTAAAGTCAATAGCAAAGAAGCTTTTGATGAGGGTTTTAATTCGTTTCAATACTTTTCAACTCTTTGTCTTCCTACAGTTTGTACATTTAAATGGCCTTTTGAATACATTGCAATATGGATGCTTCTTATTAAGGCAATAAGAGATAAAGATGAAAGACAGGTAAAAAGAGTTCTAAGGTTTGCTCTAGGCCTTCCACGCGGTTTTGCAAAGACTACATTTCTAAAACTTCTTGTTACATGGCTTATTGTATATGACTTTATCAACTTTATTCTTATTGTATGTGCTACTGAACCACATGCTGAGAACTTCTTGGCTGACGTTTCTGAAATGTTATCTGCTCCTAATATGGTTGCAATCTATGGCAATTGGTCTGGTGGTCTTGCAATAGATAATGCCAAACTTAAAAAATGTCTCTATCGCCGGCACACAGTGATTATTGCTGCTATTGGTTCAGGAACTTCCGTTCGTGGTCTTAATATAGTTCATGAACGTCCAGACTTTGTTCTATGTGATGATATGCAAACAAAAGAGAATGCAGAATCTGATACAGAGGCAACTCATTTACTAAACTGGTTTGTTGGGACACTTTTGAAATGTGTTGATCCAGTCTTTGCAGTTGTAGCATACATAGGCAATATGTATCCTCAAAACTGTATTCTTTATAAACTTAAAGAAAATCCATATTGGACATCTCTTATCACAGGTTGTATTCTTGCAGATGGTAAATCTCTTTGGGAAGAACTTCGGCCTCTTGAAGCCTTATATGAAGAATTCAAGCATGATGAAGCTTTAAATCTTGCTTATATCTGGTTTGCTGAAATGATGAATGATCCAATTCTTGAACGTATTTCTCTTCTTCCAAAAGGAATTCTTCCTACATGTCCTCTTAAAGAAGAAGAACTTAATCCTGATGCTGGTTTCTGTATTGTTGATCCAGCTGGCTTTCATAAAGCATCAGATGATAATGTTTGTCTTGCAGTTCATGTAATGAATGCAGTTCCTTATATACGTGGAATGATTTCTGGTATTCTTAATCCAAAAGAAATTATTGAGAAAACAGTTGAACTTTGTCTTATTTATAATATTCGTATCATTTTTGTTGAATCTGTAGCATATCAACAAACCTTGTGTTTTTGGTTCACTGAAGAACTTAAACGTGCTGGTCTATCAGATCACTTTATTATTAAAGAAGTAACACCAAAGAATAAGAGTAAAGATTCTCGTATTCGTATCTTTATTCAACAACTTATTGCATTGACAGCTTACATTCTAAGTCCAGAAGTTCGTCACAAATTTGTTTTCCAGGCCTTGCAATATCGTATTGGTAAGAAAACAAATCGTGATGATATTCTTGACGCTCATGCATACATTGAAGATATACGTGCTGACCAGGAACTTTGGGCATTGGTTCATTCTATTTCATTGAATTCTGCTGAACTTAAAAAAGCTGGTGTTGTAGCAGATAATACTCCATTTTAACAGAATAAGGAAAAGGCTGAGAAGATGGCCCAAGCTCCACAAGTAGGCCGACTTACAGCAGACGCGCAAGCATCTTTAGTCAAGTATTGCGGTGTGATACTTGATATCCATCAAAAGCAACAAGAATTACGTGATAAGATGGAGTTTATAGATATTGCGTATGCTCGCTACAAAGCAGCACAAGAAACAGGAACAGATGGTGTTGATGATTCTTCTGCTGGTCAAGTTGCCTGTGGTATCAATATTGATGAAATAACTGTTCCAATTGTTGTTTCACAAGTTGATTCTTATGTCTCCTACCTTAATGATATTTATCTATCAGGTTATCCAATATTTCCTGTAATTTCTACACCCAATACAATATTAGAAGGTGAACAACTCCAAGCAATTATTGATGACCATGCAACACGTGGTCGCTATCAGCGTCAACTTGCTTTATCTTTTAAGGATGCAGTCAAATATAATTTTTCAGCAATTGAAGTAGACTGGTCATCTCTTGATCTTTATAACTTTACATCAAATTATCTTGAACCAACAAAGAATAAAGTTGAAACAACTCAATACAATATTAATAAATTACGTGCATGGGATCCTTATAATACTATTATAGATGGTCGAGTTAATCCTGTTGATATTCCTTACTGTGGTGAGTATACTGGCCATATAGAAATTATCTCCCGTATCGAATTAAAACGTAAACTTGCTTATCATGAATCTTCTGGTAATGGATATCATACATCACAAGCAATGGGATCACAGCTTAGTGCTACATCTACTCCTACTACTGATATTTTTGGTTACTATACAGAAAAGCCACAGATATCAAAGCTTATAAATAACAAAGCTCTACGCAATGGTCAAATGATGGATTGGATGGCATATCTTACTGAACAAAAACAAAAAAGTGGTATTGATCGTGCATCTCGTATGTCTGATGTTTATGAGTATGTAACTCTTTATGCTCGTATTATTCCAGAAGAACATAAAATGGTAAATGTTCCTAAAAAAGGAACTCCTCAAGTTTGGAAACTTTGTTTCGTAAATCATGAAAAACTTGTGTATGCAAAAAGGATTTTCACGATTTACGATATGCTTCCTGTTTTCATTGGGCAACCTTTGGAAGATGGCTTCTCATATCAAACAATGACAACTGCTGAAAATGCAATTCCATTCCAAGAAGCAAATTCAAAGCTTTTTTCAATTCGTTTAAATGCAGCTCGTAGAGCCGTCGTTGACCGTGCTATATATGACTCTACTGCATTAAATCCCAATGATGTTAATTCCCCCTATCCAGCGGCCAAAATTCCCTATAAGGCTAATGCTCTGCTTGGTGGTAAGAAGATTGATGATCTTTATAAATCAATTCCATTTGATTCAAGGGGAACTGAGACAGTTGTTCAAGATATGCGTGCAATGTCTGAAATGGCTGATGATCTAAATGGTGTAAATAAACCTCAACGTGGTCAATTTCAAAAAGGTAATAAATCAAGACAAGAATGGGATGATACAATGGCTGGCTCTTATGGTCGTATGAGAAATTGTGCTCTTATGCTTGAATATCAGCAAATGTTACCAATCAAAGAACAAATTAAGCTAAATATTTATCAATATGGAGTATCTGGAAGTTATCAAAATATGAGTTCTGGTGAAGTTTATGAGATTACTACTAAGAAACTTGAAGATATGCGTAAGATTGTAAACAATTTCAAATTGGCTGATGGACTTCTTCCTGCTGATAAGATTGCTTCAACAGAGGTTCTTATGGGTGGAATTCAACTTCTTTCATCTTCACAAGTTTTGCAACAAACAATGGGCCAAATGCTTCCAAAGATGTTTCTTTATCTCTTAAGTGTTGGTGGTGTTCGTGGACTTGAACAATTTATGCCACAAGTTCAATCTGCTCAAGGTCAACAAACAAATCAATCAGGAACAACACAACCAGTATGATTCCAACATCAGTTGAGATTTTAGACAAAATTACTCTTTCAATTGAGGATATTCCTTTATCTAATGCAGACTTGGCAGCTATTTCGACGGCTCTTTCCAATCCCTCAGTCATAAAATATCTAAAACATCTTAAAAACGATCTATACAAGGATCACACAGAAATTGATCTTAAGACGTACTTTGCAAATAAGGAATTGTATGCAATGCAACAGGTTTTTGTGAAAGGTGGAATCAATGTTATTGAAACATTGCTTCAAATTCACAAGAATCAACCCACACAAGGAGTAGCAAATGCCACAAGCACCCCAACAAGGAATACTTGATAGCATTTTTGCACGTTTTCAAAAAAGAAAGGGTGGAAAACCTGTTATCAAGTCTGGAAGTCAACAAGAAATAGATCCAGCAACAGGAAAACCAAAAATACAGCAGCAACAACAACAGCAAGATGATGGTAGCGAAGAATCTAATGATGCAATGTCTATATATGAAGGACTCTTTTCTCCTCCTGATGCTGAAACTCAAAGAAAGAATGAACCTCCTAAATTCTTATTGGCCGCTGACAAAGTAAAGGAAGCAGCAGGAAAGATGGACTTTACGGCAGGTTTACCTGATGAAATAGTGCAGAAACTCCAATCAGGTGATGCCATTGACGGAAAGACTCTCCTAGCTGCAATTAACTTTGCCGGCAGACAAGCTTACTCACGTGCATTAGAACATGCGACCGGCCTTACTGGTCACTTTGTTGAAGCACGTGTTAAACATGAGCAGCAAGGTCTCCCTACAGCACTACGTAATTACCTTGCAAAATCAAAAGCAGTAAGTGGGCCAGATGTGTCAGATAATCCTGTTGTTAGGGAACATATGTCAATGATCTCTGAGAAGATCGCTGCCAAATTTCCTGACGCAACAGATGATGAAGTTGCAACACTGACACAGGAATACTTCACTGAAATGGCGAAAGCCATTAATCCCAAAGCTTTCCAGCAGTTGACTGGACTTGAACAACAAAAACGTGGGAAAGATGAAGTAGTTATTGATGATTGGTCTGCTTACTTACAACCTTCAGAAGATCAACAACAACAAGGACAGCAACAACAAAAAGCTGCATAATCTAAAGGAAAGGAGTAAGTTTTAAATGGCGTTCTATACGTCAGTTTTCAATACCACAGTAAATCCAGCTCAACTTAACAAACGCTCTTTTGCTGCAACAATGCTTCGTCTTTATCCTGATGGTTCTTTTCCTATCTTTGGTCTTACCTCACAAACTGGCAAAAGCAAAGCTATCAGTTCAACACACGGTTACTTTACAAAAACTCTTGTCTTTGGAAGTGTTCAAATCAATCAAGCTGCTGGTTCACCAACTGGCTATTCTCCTGTTGATACAGTTTTAGTTGTTGATTCAACAGCTGGAATTCTTCCAAATATGGTTCTTTACAATCCTACAACTAGAGAAAATCTTCGTGTTCTTACTGTTGATTCAGCCACACAAATTACTGTTACTCGTGCCTTTGGTCGTGTTGCTCCTGTTGCAATCTTTGATAATCAAGTTCTTGTTGTAGTAGGGTCAGCTTATGCTGAAGGTTCTTCACGTCCAACTGCTCGTGGTATGACGATTATTCATATTCCAACCTTTACACAGATTTTCCGTGATGCTTGGGCACTTACTGATACAGCTCGTGCTTCTGCAATAGAACTTGGTTTTACCAATATCTCTGAAAGTCGTCTTGACTGCTCAACTCTACACAGTGTTGATATTGAAGCAGCAATTCTATTTGGACAAGCTAAAATGGATACCTCCGGTGCTCAACCCTTGCATGCTACACAAGGTATTATTGATGCAACTACTCAATATGCTCCTGGTAACATATTTACTGCTGGTGCAACTACAAACATGACACAACTCATTGATATGTTAGAAGAAGCTTGGAGATTTTCACACAATATGGGAGATGCTAAGACAAGACTTGCTTTCTGTGGTTCTAAGGCAATGAAAGTATTTAATGAAATTGCACGTCTTAATGGAACTATTCAACTTCTTCCAGATCAGTCAGGCTTTGGCTTTTCCTTCCAACGTTTTAAATTCTATAAAGGTAATCTTATTCTAATGGAGCACCCAATTCTTAATGGTATTGCTGGAATGGATGATCTTACAGTTGGTCTTGATATGCCAGCTCTTAAACTTGCATATATGGAAGGCAGAGATACTAAAGTTGAAGAATTTGGTGGAACTGGCAAAAACAATGCAAACGGTGTTGATGCAAACGGTGGTTCTCTTACTACTGAATTTGCTGTTGAACTCATGAATCCAAATGGCTGTTTTGTCATTTACGATCTTACTGCCGGCGCTGCGGGTTAATCTGAGAATCTAAATGTCAGAATCAAATGGCAAAACTACTCTTAGCTTTTCTGAGAGAGTAGCAAGAGCCAAGCTAGAAGCAGAAGCCAAAGCTAAGCAACCGGCAGAGGCTTCTGCTTCTTCTGCTGAACTTATTGAATCTTCACGAATTGCTTCTTCTGATGATAAAACTGTCTATTTTCATTCATCAATTGCCTCTTTTCGTTTTCTTGTTGGTCCAGGTCGTAAAGCAGATTTTAAAGATTATTTTTTCATTACTAATAATCCAGTTGAGATTGAAACAGTTAGAAGAGATTTTGTTAAGAAACTTTCAGGACACGTAAAAGTTACAGAAGTATCTCCTTATTTCTATCAAGCTGCTCGTATGATACAACCTGAAATTCTTCCATTACCAGATCAAAAAGATCTTACATTGGAGCAACAAGAACAAAAACTAGATAACTCATAAATTAGGATTTTTATGTCATTTGGCGCAATGATTGCAACAGTTGCATCAAAAACAAAACGTCCTGATAAGATCTCTGATATTAGGACTGCTGTTAATGCAGCTGTTGCATTCTTTGCTACTGCAAATTTTCCACATGATCGTGTTGATTTTGATTTTGCAATTTCAGGATCTGATTACGTTCAATCCTTTGATATAACAGCATCACCATTTGTTAGATTTAAAACAATTGATTATATTAAACCAGCTGGCTATTTTAAAAATCTTGATTGGCGTGATCCTAAGAAAGTTTTTCAAAATGGACAAGAATGTCTTGATGTTTGGCATCGTTCAGGAAATAATATTGCATTTAAGCTTTCTAGATTGCAATCATCCTTAAAGATTGGATATTTTCAATATCATATAGTTATGACTGCTGATGGTGAAACAGATTGGATTCTTGATGAAATGGCAACAGCTGTTGAAGACTTTGCAAGATCACGAATTTTAGAAGATATTGGTGAAACAACAGAATCAGCACGTTACTTTGCTCGTGCTCTTTTATTTTGGGAAGCTTTTAAGGGTTCAAGTGTTGAGGTAATAGGATAGGTAGACTAATAATGCATTTAAGGCCTGCTTTTCATGCTAGAAAAGATATTTTAGATACTAATGCCCATACTTTTCAAGTCAATAAAGATTCTGTAGATAGTGGTGAGACTTTAACAATTGCAGATGGATATGAGATTATTTTTGGTGAAGATTTCTTTATAAATGGCACGGGAAGTTTGGATATTGTCGGCCAGTTACATATAGTATAAGGGAAATCAAGAATGGGTAAAATTTATTCAACAGAAGAAGCAGAATCTCCTTCAACACCTGCCTCTGGTAAAGTAGTACTTTATTTTAAACAAGATGGTTTTTGGTATTATAAGAATGATAGTGGAACTGAATTTAAACTTATCCCCGGTTCTGGTAGTTTTATTCCACCCAGACACATACATGGACTTACATATTCAAACAGTGCAGGTGATCCTACTAATGATATTGATATTGCAATAGGTTCTGCAAAAGACTCAACTAATGTATTTGATTTAATTCTTACAACAGCTATAACAAAGCGTCTTGATGCTGCTTGGGCTGTTGGAACAAATCAAGGTGGTCTTGATACTGGTTCAATAGCTAATAGTGATTATTATATCCATCTTATTGGGCGTTCAGACACTGGTGTTATTGATGTTCTTTTTTCTCTATCTGCAACAGCTCCTACTATGCCGGCAAATTATGATTACAGACGATTAATTGGCTGGATTAAACGTGTTGGTGCTGCTATTGTCTTATTTACTACTTATGAAACTGAAGGTGGTGGTATTGAATTACTATGGACTACACCAACATTAGACATTAATCTTATTAATACCTTGACAACAGCTAAACGTACTGATCCAGTTAAAGTTCCACTAAACTTTTCTGTAATAGCAATATTAAATATAGGAATTTCTGATGCGGGTGCTTGTGTTGCTTATATTTATTGTCCGGATCAAGCAGATATAGCACCTTCTACTACTGCAGCACCTATGTATACTATTACAGCTCCAGCAGCTGTAGACGGTGGTAGCAATTTGCATATCAGAACAAGCACAACAGGACTTATTGCTGCTCGTTCAACTACAGCTACTATAGATAAGTATAATGTTTCAACAATTGGATTTACTTGGGCAAGGAGGAACTAATGACACTTGGAGAAAAACAACGACTTTTTGTTCATCTTGTTGGACAATTAATTATTTGGGCTTATGAAAACGATTACGAGTTATCATTTGGCCAAACTGTTAGATCAAAAGCGGAAGCAAATGCAAATGTGGCGGCTGGTATTGGTATTTCTAACACTCTTCATTCTCTTTATATTAAGTTGGCTATTGATCTTAATCTTTTCAAAGATTCTTCACTAGAAGCTGATGAAGATATATATCAAAGAGATTCAGAAGCTTATCGTCCATTAGGTGAGAAATGGAAATCCTTGCATCCATTGTGCAGATGGGGTGGAGATTTCAAAGATAAAAATGGAAATCCAAAACCTGACGGAAATCATTTCTCGTTGGAACATGAAGGAGTAAAATAAACATGAAAGAGGAGTATGAGTGATCCATTTTGGCAAGCATTTTTTATATTTGCATCAGCTGTACTAATTGCTGGAATACAGGCTTGGACATCAACTAAAACTAAAACAGCTATTGTTCAAGCAAGTGTTGCAGCAGGAGCACGCTCCATTGTTGCAGAATCAAAAGTAGAAGGTGTTCGTACAACACTTATAACATCCAATGTGGTTACTTCTAACAAACTTAATAATATTAGTAATGTTCTAGACAGTACACATATTTTAGTCAATAGAAACTATGGTACTCAATTAAAATTAACTGAAATTGCCTTACGTAGGTTAGCTCAAGTAACTAAAGAGCCAGAAGATTTTGCAGCAGCTGATGAGGCATTGAAGTTATACAAAGAACATATGCAAAATCAAGTAAAAGTTGATGCAAAATTATGAAAATTAAATATGGCTGAAGCCCGTCGTCTTTATCCATTAACAACACCATTAGGAGAACCAATACCTCTTGAAGTTATAAGACTTCATGGACTTGGGCGAATTAATTTTACTTCTGCTGACCAAGAAATTGCTCTTTCTACAGATATTGAAATTCTTGTTTTATATGCAACTCAAGATTGTATTGTCAGATTAGGAATTCTTGCTGCATCTGTGCCTGCTTCCCTTGCTTATCTTGCTGATGCAGTCTTGGTGCCGGCCAATCAATATCTTGTGATTGATAAGAATGAGGCAACTGAGTTACATGCTGTTAGATTTGATACAGATGGAATACTTTGGATAACTGGAGTTCGTGCTTGGCAAGATACACAAAAAGCAGTTCAACATAATAGGATGTAATATGGATATGAATTTAGTTAATGCCCTCAAAGATGTTCCAAATTCTTCTGGCTATCCACATGAACAACGCATGGCCTTTTATCACGGAATTGCTAGTGTCTTTCAAGTATTAGAAATGCCAGAACTTGCACAAGAGTTTGCTGCTCTTAGAGATCAAGGAATGACAACTGGAAGTAATCAAGCAAATGTTGAAATGCTATATGATGATGCTGATTTCATAGGATAAGGTAAAAATGCGTTCTCGTTATTTTTCAGTTTATACTTCTCGTGGCCCAAAAGGTGATCCAGGTTCTAATACTGTTATACTTAGAAAAAATACTGGTCTTAATATTGGAAATCGTCCACGAATTAATCTTATTGAAGGAACAAATATAATAATAACAGTAACAGATGATATTGCTAACGATGAGTTAGATGTCGTTATAGATGCAATAGGTGGTGGATTGTCTGAATCACACATTCCATTTATTGCATCAGCAGTACCATTTGTGTTTTAGACTATATAAATAATGCTGTTAATCAGTTAAGGAGTTATCATGAGTTTGTATGCTGCAACAGCAGAAGCCGCAGCAGTTCCAGCAGTAATGTCAACAATCCTAGAGGTCAATCCACCGGCTAATAGAAAAGCAACAATTACAGAAGCCTCAATCTCTTTTTCAGGTGTCTCTGCAACTGATGTTCCTGTTCGTGTTCAACTTGTTGAAGTTACTGCGGCTTCTGCTGCTGGAACTGCTGTAACACCTTCTTCTCAACGTGATGGTCAGGTAGCTGTTGGTGCAGCAGCCAAGAAACTTCCGGCATCAGAAGGAACAGTCACTGTTCTTAAAACATATAATGTTCCTCCATCTTCTGGTCTTGTTATTCAATATCCTCTTGGACGTGAACCTGAAATTCAAGGTGCTGCAGCTGCTGCTAAGGGATATGCTATTAGAGCTAATCGCGGAACTGGTGCTGCAATTAATGCTGAAGCAAATATTGAATGGGAAGAATAATATAGTTTAATCCTTTCATTTATTATAATTATTTATGTCCTCAGTTACAATACGTTTAACCAATACTTGTATTGGAGGTGGCCATTTACAGTTTGTAGTAACTGGAGATGCCATAGCCTCTATACCCATACAGACTACACATATCTCAGAATCTATTTCTGAGGAAGATATTATAATTTTTGTTAAAATGATTATACGATTAGCAAAAATAGGACGAACTCTTGCACAAACTAGAGCATTATTACAAACTGGTATAACAATTGTAATTTAATATGACACTTCAATCAATTCTGCCAACATTTTTATATTATCCAATGCCAATGGTAGATGGTGGAGCTTTATCATCTGCCTTAGGAAATCCAACTTTAACTTTTGACTCAGTAACTGATAGAATTGCATGGGTAGGTAACTTTCCAATTACAGATACTATTACTACGGTCAGTTTTCGCACTGGCACAGTTACAGTTGGAAGTACAATTGAGATTAGAATTGAAACTGTTACAAATGGTCGTCCTTCTGGCACTCTATGGGCAGCAAACACTAATGGAACTGTAGTTGTAGCTAATGGTGATGATAGTGTCTGGAAAACTGTAACTCTTACTTCTGCTGCCAATATTACTGCAGGTGATGAAATTGCTATTGTTGTTGTCAATTCTAGTGGTACTCCAAATATGCAATTCTCTGTGTGTTCTGATGTGTTGGGAAAGGAAAGTCGCAACGCACATTATCCATTGCTTCTTTTAGATGCTGGTGCCGGAACTTGGGCAGGAACTGGGATTTCTTCTTCTACTGGGCAACTTGAATGGATTGTAACAACTGGAACAGCTGGAGTTATTTATTTACCTAATCTTTCTCCTTTGGATGGTGCTGGAACTGTAACTACATTTAACAGTGGTGCATCTCCTGATGAAAGAGCCTTACGATTTCAAGTACCTTTTAAGTGTAGAGTTATTGGTTTACATGTTGGTATGGCAAACAATGCTGCTGGTTCTGATTTTACTTTTTCTTTATGGAATACATCTGGAACTACAGACGCAGCTGCTTTAGCTCAAGCAACCTGTGATGGGGATTTTGCTTTATCAACAACACAAGATGGATATGTAGATTTATTCTTTGCAACACCAGTTACACTTGATATAAATACAACCTATTATGCTGGATTGCGAGCAGATACCGCAAATAATATTGCCTTATATGAATTTATTACTGCAACAGTAACAAATGCCATTAAAGCATTTGGTGTTAATGCAGAAACTTATCTTGCCACTCGGGCATGGGCTGCTGGCACAGCGGGTGCTTGGACAACTACAACGACAACACTTCCATGTATTAGTTTAATAATTGATCAACTTGATGATGGTGTATCTGCGGGTGGTGGTGGTGTTCGTAGTGGCCCAAAAGTTGTTTTAGCTGCTGGTGGTTAAATGTCATTAAAGCTTCTTCGTCGTAGAATTCATTCTAAGTTAGGAAAACCTTTTGGCTATAGTACAAGAAAACCTCCTATTATAAAACTTGATGTTCATTTACAGACAGCAAATAGACAAGTTATTCAAAAACGCATAAAAACTCATGTTACTTTTACTAAAATTCTTAGACAAATTGTTATAACTATTACTAATTTTCCAAAAGCTTTACAAACTATTTCTCAGGCAACAAATATATATGCAATTAAAACTCATATTCGTACAAAAACTCAATTTATAAAAACTTTTGGCTACATTACACGTAATCCATCTATTAGACCACTTATTGTTAAATCTCAAGCAATTTCTCGTAGTAAAATGAAACCAAGAATTAAAACATATTCCTTTTTTACTTATACTTTTGGTGGCATTTCAGACTTTGTAAGTTATGGTGCATCTTTTCTTTTTACAGCAGCTAATTGGGCAACAATTACTGTGTATCTTGAAACTTATATGAGAGCTGTTTCTGGGACTGTAAATGCACGTCTTTTAGATGAAACAACAGGATTACCTGTTACAAACTCACAAATAAGTTCTTCAAATGCCATATTTGAACGAATTCGTTCTATTGCACTAACACTTATTGATACCCATACATATCGTCTTCAGCTTGGTACATCAGGTTCTTCAGATGGTGAAATTCTCTCAGGCAAATTAATAATTATAAATACATAAAGAAGGGATCAGTAGAAATGGTACAAGAAACAAAGGTAATTGATATTAGACGTTCCTATATTCCCATTGATCCCAACGCATTTCCTGCTACAGATCATGCTACAGAAGATGAAGATAAGCCTGAACCACGAATTCCTGTAATTGCTTATGATGGTTATAATTTTATGCCAACACCTCAGGGATATTCTTCCTTCTTTGGAGTTAATTCAGTATTAGGAATTGAATCATTGATTACAAGTGGAGGAAGTGGTAATGTAGATGATCTTTTTATGATTCAAACAAACTTATTACAAAATATTCTTGTTGCACTCTGTGATGATGGTATTTGGACAAAATCTGCAAATTCAAGTGGTAATTGGTTCCAAGTTATTCCATTAACTATTCCAGCAGCAGGAACTCATAAATTGTGGTCAAAGTGTGTTATTGAAAATATAATTTATGTATATAGACAAGGTGAAGCTTCTGTTTGGCAAGCTGGGCCGACAAACTCTTATGTCTTTACAGCATTTGTTCCTACAACATTAAATATGGCTGGTCAACTTGGGATCTTCAAAGCTGGTGGCAGATTGGGCTTCTGGGATTCAGAAAATTCAACAGCATGGGCTGCTCTTGGTGATCCAACAGATGCAACACCTGATACAAAGACTTTAGCAGGTTCTACAATCTTCCAAGATATTGTAGGACGTATTGTAGTTGTTCTTCAGCATGGAAATGGATTTATTATATATTGTACAAAATCAATTGTTCTTGTAATACGTAATATTAATAGTCCTTTAATTTGGTCTGGATCTGCAATCTTTAATTCTAATGGAATTTCATATAGAGAAGAAGCATGTTTTGCTGAACCAGATACACACCATTATGCATTTACCACACAAGGAATTGTTGAAATTGTAAATGGTAAAGCAGAATTTGTCATTCCTGAAGTTGGAACTTATCTTAAGGAAAAACGCCAGCCTGTTTATCTAAAGATGCTTAATGGACGTTATCTCTTTTTTCCAATTCTTGATCCATATTATTTTGTTGGAATCACACGTTTTATTACTGAATTATTTGATGCACAAACATTTACCTTTAAACATGCTTCGGTAACAGTTGAAGGATTTGAAGGAGATGGATACGAAAATGCTTGTCATGTCATAAATGCAATAAATGGAGCAGCTGATACAATATTTATTAATGATATTTTAGGAAAGACTTCATATGCTACTACAAATGCAGCTGCAAGTGTTCCAATTTGGGAAGATCATCTTTCCTTAAATATTCCTAAAGCAGATATAGAAGCTTATAAAGCAACTGGGATTGGTGGTTTTGGTAATGCTGATTACTTTGATAATACTGGATTTACATTAGGTCTTATTCCAAAAATTACAGCAGGAAATGAATCATTTATTCCAACAAAAGGACCATCTCTTGTTGCAACATATCCAGCAACGCGTCCAATTGAACATATTGAAGTTAATGAAAATAATTTTTATTGGAAACAAGACTGGATATGGTTTTATGAAAGACGTATGTGGGATTCTTGGAAAGAGGCAATTTATCGAAAAGCTCATGCTGTTATTAATGGAACACCAATAACAAAACTATTTGCATCAATTCCATCTATCTTAGCATACAATATTCCTGTTACAACAAAGTATATATTTGGTCCATACATTGATCTTTCATATTTTTCTGAAATTAATAAATATTATGGATTATCTGCTTCTAGGAAAAGTGCTTGGTTACAAAGAAGTTTAACAAAAAGTATGAGTATTGAAGTTGCCTCAATTGTTACACAATTTACTCCTGGAGTAGAACTTGCACAATGGATTGTAAGTTCTGATCCAATTGGTGGTGTTGGAGGATTAGAATTTCCATCTTATGCTTATTTGATTAGTGCTAGTGGTGGCCTTGCTGATATAATTGCAGCTATTATGATTGAATTTCCTACACAAACTGTTACATTTGATACAATTGTTTCAGAGGTTGAAGGTGTTCCAAATGTCACAACAAGACAAGTTAATCTACGCTTTAATTTAAATATTGCTGAACCACCAAATGATTTAACTGTTACTTTTGGTATAACACTTATTTCAGCAAATTCAACATATCAAGAAAACTTACCAGTTGGACAAGAAGCTTATTCTACTGTTGTAACTCCACAACAAACATTTTCAACACCCAAGTTCAAATATCAAGATTATCCAGTTTGTACATACAAGAATCTAGGTTTTACTAAGATTAAAGGACATGGACATTACACTTTAGCTGGTGCTTTTGTAGTTGATGATGCAATACCTGAAGCTGCTGATTATACTGATCAATGCACATTAAGTCCAAGTAAACGAAAACAGCCATTTCTACTTGGCCAACCAATTAACAATGATAGTCTCTCTTGTGGCAATGCAACTCTTGATTTTGATGGCGTAACTTATACATATCCTGACATAACAATCACAATTCCTGGTGGGACAATCTTGTTGCAGGAGGGAAGCATTGAACCAGTCTATCCAACCTATCTTGGTGCTTTTGTCTATGATACTCAATATAAAAAATGGGGTAAGATGCAACAAAATTATAAGCAAATTCTTGATTATTTTCCAATTAATAACATAGCTGGTGATTCTCCTATTCCCTATGATACCTTCTTGCCTAAATGTGCAGCTCTTCTTGAATCTGGCTTAATTGCATTATTTGATCAATTTCCAACAGATTCTCGTATTATTTTTGGTAAAGTTGGAATGTATCGTAAGGGATTTACAGACATGCAAGAAGTCCGCATTCAAAATAGAACTCCATTGTCAGGTTCTGTGACAGTAGAGGGTTCTTTAGATGGTAAGAATGTGGAATCAAGTATTACCCAGACACAAGCATTTGCAGATGCAACACAAGTTACTGCAAATATGAATCTAAGTGCAAGATGGTATAACATAATTGTTGAAGGAAATTATGACATTACAGCAATGGAAGCAAGAACTACGAAGAAAGGAAAAAGGTAGCTCGAATGACAGCTAGTCCTGCATTACTTGATCTTAATACTGGACTTCCTATTTCTTCATCTCCTTATCAAAGACAACCTGGCTTTGAGTCTACAACTACTACAACTCCTGGAAGAGTTGATACAACACAGCAGACAACACAACAACGAACAGAGCAACAACAAATAACTTCTCAGAATATTCTTAATACAACTCCTGGTGCACTTCAAGCTTTAGAGGAATTAATACGTCAGTTATCTGATAGGCCGGCCGTCTCAGAAGCGGAACTTGATGCAAAGGCACCTAATGCAACTGCATTTTATACACCAACTGGTTGGATTTATACTGATCCACTTACAGGACGCAATCTTGGGCCACAAGAAGTTATTCAGTTTAATAAACAACGTACTGCTGAACGTCAGAAACTCAAAGAACAAGCAGGTGTAATTAAGGGTGGAACAGAATCTCAAAAAGTAACTGAAGGACAACGTCAACAGGAAATTGGTAGAACTCGTGAACAGCAAGGTAAATATAGTAAAGAAGTTGCTTTTTCAGATGCTCAATTTTTAATTGATAAAGCTATTACAGATGCTCTTGAACAAGCAATGCCAGGAATTGTTGCTGCATCTGAAGGTGCAGGAACTTCTAAAGGAACATTTCGTGGTTTAGCTCTTGAACAAGCTGCAACTAAGGGTGGTGTTGAAGGTGGTGCTCTTGGTGCTCAACTAAGTGTTCAGTACGGCCAGATCTATAATCAGTTAGAAGCAATGCTTGTTGAGATGACAAAACAAGATCCTAATTCACCGGCTGCAATGCTTCTTCAAGCCTTACAAGCTTCAAAAGGAATGGTTCAATCTGGTTCTACTTTTTCAAGTACTTCTGGAAATCAAACTGCACAAGTGCAATCTCAAACACAAGTTGGTCCAACTCAACAGAGAGCTGATACTGTAAGATCTTATGACATTGCAGGTCAAACTCCTGGTGCAATGAGTGGTATTCCTAATGTTCTAAGCAGCACACCAACTCCAAATGCTCCTGTTACTTCACCCAGTCAAACACCAATAGGTGGGCTTTACATCTTTTCAATGGGTGATAATCCTCAACAAGAAAGTGATACTTTTGATACAGATCAATCATATGAGGATATTATTGGAATGGAAGAAGAATAATGGCACAAAATCCAGGACAAGATCAAGAAGAATTTGATCCTGCAACTCTTCTTTTACAAACATTACAACAATCTTCTGCTGATCTTACAGAAGAAGCATCTGTTCAGATGATTCAATCAAGTGCTGAGATGATTCAAAATGAAACAGTTTCTCAAGTTCCTGGGATTTTTGATCAAGATTTGAATGCCTTGTACGAGAGGATCTCAGGGCCGGCCAAGACAATCTTTCCTGATGGAACAAAGATATTTGGTAAGGTGCAAAAAACAGTTGATTCTGCAACTGGTCATATAACTATTACAAATACTCCTGAGCCAGTTAAAACAAATGTAAATCCTGCACAAACTGCACGTAATGTTATTCAAAGTGCTTCACAATCATTTCCTATATCTTTTGATGTTGAGAAAGAACTAGGAAAACTTAAAGGACTTAGGGGTGAAGAACTTTCATCTGCAATAACTTCAACCTTAGCTACTATTGATACAGAAATTACAAAACAAAGACAGCTTATTAATAAACAAGCTGCAGTTGAGTCAGGTTATATTGCTGCACAAACTGCTCTTGAAAGAAGCTTACAGGCAGAACATATTCCTAATCCTAATTTTGGTGGCCTTTCATTCAATCAACGCTTTGGATTTGCTTCTGCTCAGACACAACAAGCTGAGTCTTTTGCATCAACTACAAGAGTTCAAATGATGGCACTTGAAAAATCAATGATTGAGCGTGATCTTTCTGTTTCTAGATTAGTAAGTGCTAAACAAGCAATTCTTAAGATAGAAATGAGAACTGCTGAAAGACAGATGAAGGAGGATGATAGATTAGATGCTATTACTTCTCAACAAGTTGCAAATTATAAATTTATTTATGGTAAAGACTTAGATGATCTTACAGCACGTAGGGCTATTGTTAATAGAGCAGCACAAGATAAAATTGTTGCCAAGACTGTGGCTGTTACACCTGAAAATGTATATACAATTATTCTTGATCCAGAATTACGAGTTAGAGAGAATGCATTGAAACTTGTTCTTGAATATGATAAGGCCACCAATAATCTTGATTCTTCTGCCACACAAACTCCTATTACAGAACGTATCAAAGAATTTGTAAAAGAACCTATTAAACTTCTTGATGCAGTTGTTGCAACTGGAGCAATTCCTGAGAAAGAAGCTGATACTCTTCGTACACAATGGATTGCTGCTGATACAAAAGAACGTGCTTCTTTACAACAAGGTGCTTTTGCTTCACTTCTTGAAAAATATATTGAGGGGCAATATGAAGTTGGCTATGATAATATGAAAAAATGGAAAGCTAATGAAATGGATATAAAATCTCCCCTTGGTAGTGTTATTGATAGAATATCAAAGACTAATTCAGCTGGTAAAGCTAATCTTAATACAGTTATTGAAACATTTATTATGGATCAAACAATCAAGGGGGCCGACGGCCAAGTTATCCCATATGAACAACGTCTTGCAATTCTTGATTCTGCTTTAGGTGGAGCAATTTCTAATGAATTTAAGTCAATCTTATATCCAAATACAGACTCTTTAAGAATTAAAATGTCTAATAAAATTAGAAATGCTGCTGCTCGTGCATATATTAAAGTAAAGACAATTAGTCCAGATACAGGATTGTGGGAATATCGTAGAGATTTAGGAAGTCATTATGCCCCTTGATTACGCTGAGAAATATGATATTGCAGCTGAAGCATCTGACAATATCTTAGGAACAACTAAGAATTTTATTGTATCTACTGCTGCTGATGTTGTTTCAACACTTTATAATTCACTTCCATTTGTTCCTGAAGCTAAGACTGAAGATATTCTTGACCATGTGGACAAAGATGCACTAGCCTTTTATAAAGAAAATACTGATACTGTAAGAACTGCTTCTCTTATTGGTGGAGCTTTTATTCCTGGTGGTGTTGCTCTTAAATTGCTTGGAAGAGCTAGGGCTGGCGTTTCTTCTGTTGGATATGTGGAAAATGGAATCTTAGGTGTAGCAAAAGGAACAATTACCGGTCAAAGACAAAAATATCTTGCTTTAGAAATTGAAAAGACATTTGCTGAATCTGGTGCTGCAACATCTCAATATAAAAATCTTGTTCGTCAACTTTATGCTTCTAATATTGGACAAGCAACAATTGATAATGCTATTATTGAAGCAGCAGTTGTGGGAGCAATGAATGCACATCCTTATATGGAAGATTATCTTAAAGATCCTGTAACCAATTTTGCTTTATATGGTTTAGTTGGTGGTGGTGTTTTTAGTTTGTTTACAATTCCATCTACACGACGCTTGCTTACTGATCTTAAGAGTCCAATTATGGAGCAGGCAATAGAACATATTCGTACAGAAAAAGGTTATCAGCCAATTGCTAAGAAAGATCATTCTCTTACTGCTTCTGCTACTGTTCAAAGAATTAGTTCTAATTTACGAATACTTTCAGATATTATCTTAGATCAAGGTGAAAAGGGCTTAACACGAGAAATTGCTGATTCAATACGTAAAACTGATGCTGCACAAATGGAAGAAGTTATTTTACGTGCTGCTCCTGCAATTATTGGGCCTAAGAAGGCAATCAATAAGGAAATGCGTGACACAGTTCTTGAAATTCTTAGTAATCCAGAATTTATTGGAATTGATAAAATTAGATTTTATGATCTTAGTAAAGTAACAACTGCTACAGCAAAGAAAGCAATGATTTGGAAAGATGCTGATGATCTTATTCATCAGATTGCCGTTGAATCTGGCTTTAGAGGACAAGATATTGAGGCAATAAAAAAGACTTTTTTAACAGAAGATGGAAAACCTGCAATTGCATTTATCAGGCCGTCAACTGGTGAACTGTTTGCACCGGCTGGAGTTCGTAATGTTGGTTGGGCTGTTGATGTTAAAAATGCATCTTCTATTATCAAAGCTTCTGCCTCTGGGCAAAATCGTCTAGTAATAAGCCAACCTGTTAAAGACTTTGCTGAGGAAAATCTCTTGCGTGGCAAATCTTCTGCAATGGTTGATTTAGATTATCTTATCGAGTTAAAGAGATTTGATGGCCTTAAGGAAACAGAAATTCCTTATGTTACAATTGCACCAGATCATCTTCCAAGACAAAATGCGTTTCTTTCTTATCTTTCTAAGCTTTCTTCAGAGGAACAAGCTAAGACAAAAGTTTTTATTCGTTCTGATTATCCAACATATCAGGCACAACAACAGTTTCTTGAGAAGGCTGTTAGACCAAATCATATTGCAAATATAACAAATCTTGTTGAATCTTCTAAGTTAGATTTTAGAAGTCAGGGAATTTCTGCAAATGCAACACGACTTTTAGATGATTGGATACATGGTAAAATTAGTATGTCAGTTGATATTGGTATTGCTAAAGTACGTGCAGCTTTTAGTGCATTTTTACATAAAACAGAAACATCAACTCCAGAAAACATAGTAGCTGCTAAAGAAATTTGGAATGCAGGAACACCTTTTCGTGAAGCAATGCGAAAAGAGGCTGATCCAGATGGCTTTGTTTATCTTTATAGAGGAACAACAGCAAGAGCAATAAGTGCTGCTTCAGTTCAATCTTACACACCAAAGATAAATGTTGCAAAAGGATTTGGCCCTAGTGCATCTCTTTATCGTGTTCACGTTGATAATATTATTGGAACAGTTGGTTCTGGTGGGTTAAGAGAAGCTGAAATTCTTGTATCTTCACCACATCCACAAATTGTAAATAATATTCCTATTGAAACTGCTGCTTCTCGTGCAGTTCAAATTCCCACACCTGAAACAGCACAAAAGTTTACAGTTAATGAGTTCTTTAAGTATTATGCAGATGAGACAGAAAGACAAGTTAAGAACTTACTTGCTTCCAAAATTATGAGTATTGAAGAAATCTCATCCCGTCTTAATGTAACAACAGATGGTGTTCAGGCCGTCATACTAGGTGCTAAGTTGTCAGAATATCCTGCTGAATGGCGTCGTTATACAAATGCTGCTGATATTGATTCTAAGTATCTTAACCTTAAGAACAAACTTTTTGCTGCAATTGGAAATCCATCAAAGAATCCTAATGCAGAAGCTCTTGCAAATCTTGATAATCGTAATTTGCGGATTGCTCATAATGAAATTGTAAACCAAATGACACAACTTTCAAATAGCAGAATTGCCGGCCAATTAGCAGAAGTCTTTCAGGAAAAAGATTTTCAATTAGCTCTTGACTCTCTTACAAATAACCTAGCTGAGATTAACATTGTTAAAGTAGGAGCTGCACAAAATGCATTGATTCCTCAATCTGCTGATCAAATTGTGCGTAACCTTAAAGATGGATCACTCTTGACCTTTACTGGAAAACGTGTAATTGACACCTCTGATAAAGTTAAACGTCAATTGCTTGAACCTCTTGCATCAGTTTTTGTCCCTTTCAAAGATAAGCCAGAACTTTTTGCTGAATTTAATACGGCTATAAATCGTTTACGAGGTTCACAAGGCTGGCGTGATATTCGTGTTGATAAAGATACTGGATATGGTTTTATTGTTCAAAAGCAAGGCATTGGTAAGCAGATTGCTGAAGTTCCTATTAAGAACAAGGATGGATCAATTTTTTATATTAAACAGCAAGGTGTCTTAGATGCTCTAGAAGGAATGAGAGAACCAGCTTCAGAGATTTTAAAGTTACATAATCTTGTTAGGCGTATTACAGGGATGCCTCCTGTGCATGATCTTGGCTTCTATGTTCCTCCACTTCCAATTGCAAATAAGGCTCTTGCTTTTGTTATTGATAACTCAGGATTACAAGATGTTCGTCTTTTGACGGCCAACAATCAAACTGAACTTGAAACTCTTATTAATTCATACAAAAAGGTTAATTCAAATGATATTGCTTCTGGAAAACTTAGTGTTGTTAAGGAAGGTGAAAGAGCTGATTTTAACTTAGCAAAACAATACACAAATTATGAGTCACAAATTACATATGCTGATATAAGCCAATTTCATACAGGAAGTTCTGCTCTTGCAATTATACCATCTGATGCACGTTTTGTAAATGAAATTATGCAAGGATTTGAACAGCAAATTCTTAATGGAACTCGTAGATATGCTGAAACTTCTTTAAGTGATACAATGGCTTGGCTTGATAAGTTAAGTGCATATTATCAAGGTGGAACTGAAGGAAGTCCACAAAGAGGAATATTTAAACAAAGTGTAAGAGATCCTGCACTTGCAGTTAAAAATATATTGCTTGGTCGTGACCAACTTGAATCTTCTGTTCCACTTAAGGCTATTAATTCTCTTACAGAGATGCTATATAATAGAGCCGCCAATGCTGTTAATGCAACAGCCAAAGCATTTTCTTATGAAAAAATTGGTTCCAAAGAATTTTTTGAAAATTTGAATATAAATCTTAAATCTAAGGGAATTGATTCTCCATGGCAATCATTTGATGAATATCTTGCAACAACAGTTGCTGAATCAGGTAATATTGCTCCTAGAATTCAGAGCACAGGAAATGGAATGCTTGCAACAATGAATCTTCGTGTATTTGAGTTGGCACAAGCTGCAATTAACATTATGTCGCTTCCAATTCTTACATGGTCTTCCTTAATGGAGAAATTACCAGGAACAACCTTTAATCCTAAAGGTGACATGATAAAGATGCCTCTTGAGGCAATGTATGATGGAATGAGATTTATGTATTCTGATGCTGGTAAAGAAATGATTAAGAAGTGGGAACAGGCCGGCCATATCAAACAGGCTGTTCGTCAATACACTGAATTAACAGCATCCCTTAAGGCTGCATCACAAGGACGTGAATTTACAGACAAAGCATTAGATGCTTTGGATAAGGTTCAAAACTCAAAGATTGTTAAGGATTATTTCTCGAAGCCTGCTGACTGGGCTGAAGAATGGACACGAACCTATGTCATGTCAACAGGTTATTTGGCTGCGAAAAAAGCTTATCCTGGAATTGGAGATACAGCAGCAACAATAGCAGCTGTTGCTTTTACTGATCGTTCTGTGGGTAATTACTATGCACATCAACGTCCTGTATTATTTCAAGGGACGTTTGGTGCTGCAATTGGTCTTTACCAAACATATGTTCTTACTTATGCTCAATCAATTTACCGAAGCCTTGAGAATAAGAACTTTAAACAGTTAGCTTCGCTTGCACTTGCTCAGTCCGGTATCTTCGGTATGGCATCCTGGCCCGGCTATCATATGTTGTCAGAGCAAGTTGTAGGATCAATGTCCGACCACCATATTGACCTGACAACCGGAACTTACCGTGCATTAGACGATCAAGCTGCACGTCTAATTCTTTATGGACTGCCTTCTTCAATTGGGCCAGCGTTCTATACTCGCGGTGATATTTCTCCACGGATTCCCTCTACAATGGGTGAAATTGCTATATTTAATGGCATGAAACAGGGTTTTTCTGCTGCTCATTCAATTATTAGTAAGACAGGAGAAGGAATAACAACAGGAAATGCAACACAATCTATGTTTGAAGCTTTGTCTTTACAGTCAATGAATAGACCAATTGCTCGATGGGCTGAACTTGTATCGGGGTCTTCGATAACACAAGAGTATAATACAATGAGTCCATCTTCAGAGGTTTGGACTCCACTTGGTGTCTTTGCACGTCTATTAGGTACACGTCCGCTAGAAGAACAGGTTGTGCGTAATGCTCAATACCTAAATAGATTTTATGAATCATTGGATCACGACAGAAGAGCAAAAGCTGTAGATGCTCTTTCGACTGCGATTCGTAATAATACTCTAAATGGGGAAATCCTTTCTCAGACTGCATCTGATTATCTCCGTTTTGGTGGAACATCCAAAGGTTTTCGTTCTGCTTTGAATGAAGTAATGCTTAAGTCAGAAGAAGGAACAAGAGCAAATATGATGAGAAAGCTAGAACCTGATTCACCTTTAAGGCAAATGATAGATAATTTATATTAAGCAACCATCTGATTTATATTTAGATAATGAAATATATTTATTTGATGATAAGCATTTATTTCGTTGGCTTCATTGGAATCCTGATTTATCCTTAAATCCACAGTATCAATATTTAGAACAATTAATAAAAGAACAACCAATTGTTGGTGCCATTGTAAGTCATGTATGTAAAACTGAAAGTGGTTATCATGAAGGAGGTATATATTTTCATACTGAACTTACTGATAAAGTTAAAGGTTTTGGTAATATGTGGACAGTAGAATCATGGAGGCCACTAACAATATTACCTAGTTTACAATCACATTGTCCTTGTAAAGATCATGGTTTTATTAAAAATGGAAGATGGACTAATGTCTAACTACAATGCCTCATATAAAGTCTTTCAATGTTTTCAATTCTGTTCTTACTTAAGACTTTAAGTTCTTCATATGCGATTGAAACAGATTCAATAAACTCATAATCCCAGTTAGACATTCCATTTGGTGGATTATCAAGTAAGGTTTTTAAGTCTTGGATTTGGCCGGCCAAAACAGCAACTTCTTCTGCTGAGAGTCCTGTGCCGGCCTGATCCATTGTTTGGTTAAGAAGTTCTAGGCCCATTAGTGTAGCTCCTTCTTATCAAAAGGTGGTTGTTCTTTCTGTGTTTGTAGTTCCACAGCAACAATACTTCCCACCGTGTGAAATGCTTCCTCATGCATTTCCGCAAGAATCCCAGGATTAGCAGCAGCAGCTTGGGCATTTCGTGTAGTAAGAATCTTTCCATTGCACCATAGTTCAATTTGATTAACAAAGACATTAAGACGATAGCCTGAAAAGTGGTTATCTTCTAGCTCTTTTGTTGTTGCATTGTTTGGATCAAATCCAAGATTTCCTGGGAGCCGTCCTTCTAACTTATTTAATATATCTCGTATTTCTTCTTGCATTGGAAAGGATTTAATTTCACCTGTTGACATTTTGGCATCAACTTTGGCAATGCCTGTATCTTTTTTCTTGGTCATATCAAAAGTCTCGTGTTGGAAATTGTTTCTGCAAATATGGTCTTATTAATTTTAAGAAATCATCTTTAATTGGCTGTTCTCTTACAATGATAAGTTTATGTCCATTATGAATAAGATGGTGAAAGTAAAACTCATTCTTATTTGAAGACATATGTTCTTGTGGAGGAATTGTTGCATCCAAAACGTGTCCTAACTCTGATTTTATATTCATGCAGGTATCCTTATTGGTGTAAACTGCACAGTCCAATTATTATTTTTGCATTTTGCTTCTATATTCTCTATTGTTATTAGAACATTTCGATAGAAGTGATTATCAAAAATAGGAGCAATTTGAGTAATTTTATAAGAACTTGAGTTTCCCAGTTTGATAAACCGAAA